AGTCGATTGACGTAGTTAAGTCATGGGTACAATGGTACCTATGTATGCGTACATGCTCTTTGTTTTGGATGTGTTCATTCTTGCGTATGCCACGGGTAACATGTTTGTGGAGGTTGATTCTCCCAAGCTGAGTGACCATGGTGTGCCTGAGTTGATATCAGACATCTATGAACTAGTTGAGAGTAAAATTGTCCTTACCGCGCACGCGTGGTGGGATGATATTGTGTATGTTATAGTTGGACCTACGGCTTGGACCTTTGGAGGGTATGGGATTAGCGTTGATTGTACTAGGTACATCAACCTCCCTGAAACCCTATTGGGGAAGAGCTGTACACTACCAGTTACACTTATTGTGTTTTGGTTGGTGGCATTCTCAGTTTTAGTGTGGATTCATTTGTATTTGTTTTGTAAGTGTGTGAGGTTGTTGCAGGAGATGGGGATTACTTGGTATGTTAGCCTATGTACGTCCTTGGCCTGTGCCCCACCACTTCACAGTCCGAATACTTTACGGTTGATGTTTAGGGAGACCCCACGGTTGGACCTTAAGAAACCATTGATGAACCATACTCATCCTGTGAGTGCCAGTGCTCGTACAGGAGCTAGCAAGTGGATGGACTACTTTGCATCTCGGCTTGGTTTGGTGCCCTATTATATTCAGATGACTTCGTCTGATATTCGTGCCAGCAGAGAGGGTAGTAGATCTTACTTTTGGGAGAAAGATTTGTCTGTGGGACCCAGTATTACTAGTGTCAAGGGGAGTCACATATTATGTTTGTCTGACGTGGACATGTACATGGATATGAATGCATTCCTCACAGAACACTGGAATCCTGTTCTTATTTCCACAGTGCAACCAGATCAGGCAGCGAAGGGTAGTGGTGAGTATAGTTATTTGTTCTTGAGTGATAATCAGTTGGAATATCGTGTTTCTGGTGGGGCAGTGTATAAGCACCACATATGGAATTATGGTAGTGATTTCCTGACTGTTATTGAAGGAGTGAAATTGTACCGCCCTTGGCAGGTAGTATCAGTCTACCATGTTGACAGGATCAGCATGAGTCCAGACCATTATGCTATTCTGCTTACCCCCATGCGTCGCTTTGTTACTATATTTGGTTTTATCCCAATCAAACATGAGCCATTGCGCCGGTTTGAGCCAGTCATGTGTCTAGAGGATGCTGAGAAAGTTCAGCATAAATTTGTCAAGATCCGCTACTGTAAGGCAGCAGGTCAATCCATAAGCTTAGCTAAGCTTGGTTCTTATAGTTGTGCAACTGTTGCTGCTAGCATTGATGATGCTATTGCTGCACAGGCGCGTATTAGCCGTGTGGCTCTTACTACAGCACAGACTGAGACCATTAGCGGCATCACGGATAAGACAAGTATATTGGTGCTTACAGAGTACCATCGTCTAGAAAATAATCTCATTGGAGATTACATGTTTCCTGTTGAAGAGTCGGTATGGAGGTATCAGTTTAAGCCTGCTAGGTTTGATCCTGACGCTAAACCTATGTTGAAACCCTTTATGAATCCAATTGTTCCCCTGTGTTTTGCACCAGATGTGTGCAAGAACAATGAGGAGGCTTCAATTGAGGGGAGAATACAGGAGTTAGTAGCTAATAGGGTGGAAGTGAAAATGACCCCCCGGTTGATGCGCTCTATGGAGGCATTTTTCCGTATGTTAGTGCCTGAAAGAAATAAACAGACGTATGTTCCTGAGGATGATGATGTTGTGTTTGCTAAGCAGAACCGTCCAACTCAGCGGAGGATTCTAGAGCAAGCTGCTGATGACCCATCGCATTTGTCTCGAGAACCTATTAAAAGCTTCATGAAGAAAGAGGCTTATGGTAAGGTTACTGATCCTCGTGTTATTTCCCAGATCCCACCCAAGAACAAGCTAAAGTATTCTAAGTATATCTATGTTGTTGCCTCTATACTCCGGCGTGCTCCATGGTATTCCTTCGGGAAGACCCCGTTGCAAATTGCCACTAGAGTGGCCATGATATGCTCGAAAGCTAAGCGCAATATTGTGAAAACTGATATGTTTCGTATGGATGGAAATGTTTCCCCATTGGCGAGAGAGATAGAGCATGCTTTCTTGTTATGGGTGTTCTCCCCTAATTATCATCAAGAATTAAATGAGGTGCATGCAACGCAGCACAATCAGTATGGATTTGGCATGTTTGGAACTAAATATGAGACAGATTCTACGAGATTGTCGGGCTCCACTGAGACTGCAGATATGAACTCGTTTTTGAATGCCTTTATGGCGTTTGATGACATATACAACTCTCCTTATGAGGGAGTTGATCTCACTCCTGAAGAAGCTTATGCACTTCTAGGTGAGTATGGTGGAGATGATGGCATTACCCCCGATAGAGATGTGGCGCATTATACTGCCACTTGTGCGTCTATTGGGCAGGTGTTGGAGGCAGAGGAGGTGAAGAAAGGAGATGTTGGTGTTGATTACCTGGCTAGATTATATGGCCCTGAGGTATGGCACGGGGATCCCACTTCTATGTGTGACGTTAAGAGGCAACTTAGTAAGCTTCATGTCACTGTATCACTCCCAGCCTCTGTCACCCCCATACAGAAACTAGCTGAGAAGTTAGTCGGATTTAGCTTATCGGATCACTCAACGCCCATTATTGGTGATCTCTACGCAAGGATGTGCACGGTTTGTCCTGAGGTTTTCCCTGGTCAGCTTGGTACATTGGGGTCATGGATTGCCCCCTATGCTGCACATTTTGATGATATTGATGAGCAGTACCCTAATGATTACGACTCTTGGATGGATGATGAAGTGTCCCGCACACTGCCCACTTTTGATACTGATAAGTTCAATAGATGGTTAGGCAAGTGCAAAGAGGCAGATGATTTCCTCCGTCCTCCTCAGTGTGTTGATGATCCCCCCGCCCCAGTGGTGAAGAAACCAGTGGTTGTAGCGGGTGAAATCAAGGTCCCAGTGGCGGAGGGCAGTGTTGTCACTCCCCCTAAGGCTGAGAAACCTGTGGTCAAAGATGTGTTGAAGAAATGTAAGTTCACTAAAGCGGAGTGCAAGTTTGGTGTGGCATGCAAGTATATTCATGTTGCCATATTGCTTGCACTATTAGGCTATGTATCTGGGGCAATTCATGATAGCCCCAGCTCGAATTGTGTCGTAGTGTCACAGTTTTTAGCTAATAGCGATAGTTGTTTATTATTTCCTCCTCCTTGCTCTATTATTGATTGGCAGATGTCTAAAGCGCATCCGAAACCAGTCCAGAAACAGAAACAGAAGGAGAAACCAAAACCACAGCATGTGAAGCATCCGCAGGGTGCTAGCATGATAGTATCAGCCACATCCGGTAAGGGTTCCGGTCCTAAGGACAATAGTGCATTGTTGCACCACCGTGCGTTGAATGTTACCAATCGTAGGCAACAGATCATTGAGGAGGATGAGTATATTTGTGAGGTTATGTCTAATACCTCCTATGCTCCCGCCTTGGGCACTTGGTCAACTACAGGTGGATTGTATTTGAATCCAGCCAATGCCAATATGTTCATTTGGGCATCAACTCTTGCCGCCAAGTATGAGAAGTATGATGTGGATTATGTCGAGTTTTACTTTAAGTCTGAGACCACTGAGCTTCAGCCTAATGGCATAGGGAAAGTCATGTTCGGGTTTGATTATGATGCGAATGATGGCGGTCCCACTACCAAGCAGGCTATAGAGCTAATGGATCCTCACTCTGATTGTAAGCCTTGTCAAGATATGTCAATGAGATTGGATAGAAGAGAGATTCTTAATGGTCTTGGGAGGTATTGTCTTGCCGGTAATGTTCCAACTGGGACTGATGTCAAGACATACCACTCTGGGATTTTGTGGGTCTTTTCTCAGGGTCAGACCACTGCTGGCGCTAGTATTGGTGAGTTGCATGTGAAGTATAGGTTCAGGCTTAGGAAGCCTACCCAGACTCCTTCCACCTCCATTACTGTCAACAGTGCACAGGCCTCCTGGTTGTGGTCTAATATAGCCACCCCAGGTTCATCTCAGATCACTAACTCTTTCACAGGTGTGAATGATCCCCACATAACTGTCTCTGGTACTACTGTTGGTCCGGATATTGTGGCAAATATTAATTTCCTTGCTGGCGCTCCTCCAGGTAGATATCTTATTGATATCCTGGAGATGGCTGCCTCAGGACTGCCCATTAATCCGTCCCAACCACTGATATTCACCATTGGTGGCTCAGGCATCAGTCAATCTAGTGCTGATGATGACCTAGCATCTGCTGGGTCAGGGCCTTCTATATCAGTGGATCAGGTAGTCACCAATTATAATGGAGGTGCGGTATTAGCATATAACACAGGATCAGGACAGGCATCAGATGGTGTCACGAGCCTGGCCCCGTATAAGTTGCTGATTGACGTAGGAACCACGTTGGTGGGAGCGTATGTGTCCATTAAGGGTGCACACTCTTCTACCCCCACTTTCACATCTTGGATGAATGTCCTCGTAGCCCTATTAACCACTAGCTATGGGCTGAGGGCAGGATGTGTCCCAAGTTCTAAGGCTCAGGCAGTCAAATTATCCCCCACGTACCATGATGATTGGGTGGAAGATGACTCTCCTGTACCTAAGGACGCTACCTGTCTGGTGCGTTCCGCACCCAGGCAGCATCTGAGAGAAGACTATGCCACCTCCGGGCGGGGGGACAAATCTTCTTCCAGTGGGATAAGTGCCACTAAAGGGGTGTTAGCATAAATCGGC